CAACCATCGTAGTCCATCCAAAGTTATACTTGGGAGCAGATGAGTTGCTTTTTTCGTGAGTTCTGTCAAAAAAGGCAGGGTATCCTTCTTGAATGTGTGATTGAACAAAAGAAAAAAAAACGTGGCGGACAAGATTGCGTCCATATTGATATCCTGCCATTCCTTTAACCTACGTGCAAACTCAATATCTGTCACTTCCTCAGGTCCTCTTGCCAATGCAGCCAACAAAACAAGTCCAACGTCTGCGTTATTGTCTTGATCGTACTCTGAATCCTGTAAGAACTTCATTGCATCGTTAGCATTTTCCCAATCTCCAACCGTCATAAATGGTTTGTCTCCTGCTTGTGCCTTGCCAAGTACCGGTAACTGATACATAACGTCATTGTGCCAAAACTCTTTGACCTGTGGCATCTCTTCCATCCACGTCATAAGGTTGCCAAGTATAGCAGAGAACTCCATTACATTTGCCTCGCTTGCGTTTATGCCGAGCATAGAGCAAACAAGCCTAACGTTGTTTTTTACAACATCCTCCTCCTGCTGTGCATAGGGTGCAATACGTTCCTTATAGTAAGTATAACTGACTTCGTGCCATCCTGACGGTAACTCAACGGTTTGCTGTCCGTCTAATGTAGTGATCTCCAATGTGAACATACTCTAAGATAATTTTTTTTCAGTTAGGTATTGCATATTTAGATGCAATGTGTATATTCGTGTTAAATTATTAACATTATGTATTTTCTTAAATCAATCGAATTACACGACAAGAACGACTTTATAGTCTATTACGGAACGAAGGATTATGATTCTTCAGCGTATCGTATCACAACCGTCAAAGGTGAAGAGTTTAAGCAGTGGTATGATGAACTTAACGAGAAGGCTTGGCCTACTTACGAGGAGATGTCCAACGATAAGACAGGATTGTATATGTACGTCAACAAGTACCTTACCTACTATACAGAACTTTACAACGAGGAGAAGTATTACGGTGAAGATTGGTATATGAGACGCAATGACGATGGCGATTGGGCCATATGTCCTTACGATGAATTACGAGACTCAGAACAAGACAACGTATAATGGACTTACTTAAGAACAATTGTAGCCCTGAAGCAAGACGCATTGCTGAGGCTTTGACTGACAGTATGGGCGTTGAAGACTTTGCAAAGTATACTGCTGAGGTATTGCGTAACGAGTACGGAGGTCATAACTTTCTGCCTTTTATTATTAAACTAATAGACGAACTACAAGATGACACTATTGGATAAACTAAACCCTGAACAAGTAACAACCTTGTTACTGAAGAAAGATGAGAGACCTATGCACTACGAGCGTGCAATGGTTGCCCTAACAAACAACAACAACGTGTTTGAGTTAACTGTTGGCGATGCAATTTGCGTTATCGATATGTGTGAACTTGACGATTGTGCAAGTGGATTATATGACCTTTATAAATATTTTAAAAATGACTAATTACGAGATTTTAAGAAAGCCAATACAGCCTAACGAAATTGAATGGCGTGTACAAAGTGCGAAAGGTGGCAAGACCACAATTGTGCCATACATAACAAGCCGTGCTGTAATGAATAGATTTGACGAGGCGTTTGGCCCTGAAGGATGGAAGGACGAGTACAGAGAATGGAAAGGTAAAGGTGTAATGTGTACGCTGTCAGTCAAAACTGAAGACGGATGGATTAGCAAAGAAGACGGAGCAGATGACACGGCCATTGAGTCAACTAAAGGCGGTATAAGCGATGCACTGAAACGTGCTGCTGTTAAATGGTCTTTGGCACGAGATCTTTATGATTATCCTCTTGTGCAGATTGAAGGCGAGATGCGTTTTGTGCCTCGTGAGATACGTGGCCGTCTTGATCAAATGACTACAATGATTAATGACGGTCAATTTACTCAGCAATACGTACTAATCAAGAAGCAATGAGTTGGGAGTTTGTAACATACGACACGATAAACGACCTTATTAATAGCAAGGAAGAGGCTCGTGAGATTAAATACAATCAACTGATGTACTTGGAAAGGCTGTTGACCACGTCAAGTTATGGCGATGACAAAAGAGAGGCTATACTTGCAGAGGCTGAAGAGGTTGATATGATGGAGAGGCTTGTCCTAATTAACAAAGCCAAACAGAATCAGCTTGACCCTATTCGTGAAAGGGACAGCTATTCAAGTACACAGGCAGCAAAGCGTGCTGCCAACAGATAATTATTATATATTCACGACCTAAATTATTTTATTATGAATACAAGACACGTTTTTAAACGTATTGAGGAAAACTATGACTTGAGCAGAGCGCATTTGACCTGCTCCGATAGAAGTAAAAGATTTATTGAGATGCGACAATTTGTGTGCAACTTTCTTAGAGAGGAAACGCCTATGAGCCTAAAGGAAATAGGCAGAGCATTGTGCCGTGACCACGCTACAATTATAAATTCGATTAACAAGTTTAACGACAGAATGGACACAGATGAGGAGTACGCTAATAGGTATGCTGACTTTGTGTTTTATATGAAACGCAGCAACAGCGACACTAAGCACGATAAGGCCCTAAAGGTTTTGGAACTGTTAGAAAGTAAGCCAACAATTGGAGGCAGATTGAATGTAATTAAAAACCTTATGACTGATGGCTCTAAAGTGGTTTAAGTTCTATCCACAGACGTGGATTACAGGACGTATAATGTTGGAATCGCACACGGTAAAAGGTGTTTTTATTGACTGCTGCAACTTGTTGTTTACACGTGAGTGTGATGTTGACGAGGAGATGCTTAGAGAGTACATACGTAACGACAAGGCAATAGACCGATTGTTTAAGCGTGGCTTTATTCGATTAGAAGACGATCAGGTTGTAATTGATTGGATTTGCGAGGAGGTGGAAGGTGCTAAAAACAGAAGCGACAAAGCCAAGTCAGGAGCAACTGCAAGATGGTCAAGCAATGCTAACGCAATGCTAACGCATAGCACAAGCAATGCTAAAAGAAAAGAAGATAAAAAAACAGAACAGAAGTTTAATAAACCAACAGAAAAGCAGGTAACCGAATACTTTAATGAAAACGGTAAATCTGCGTCTGACGCATCTAAGTTTTATCTCTACTATGACTCACAAGGTTGGCTAAAGTCTAACGGCTTACAGGTTAAAAATTGGAAGTCAACTGCACGCACTTGGTGGAGCAAGGAGGATAAGTCAAAACCTAATTATAAATTTGCCTAATGAATCACGAGAAAATAGAGGCAATTGTATTAGGGTCAATCCTAATGGAGAAAGGTGCATATCACGTTGTATCAGGCATACTACAACCTGATTACTTTACAGGATGGCACGAAGAGGTGTACACGGCAATTGTTGAAGTAAACGCAGACGGTAAGCCTATTGACTTATTGACGGTATGCGACAAACTAAAGGCAAAACGTAGCAACCTTAAAGCCTATGACGTTGCATCATTGACTAATAAAATTGGCAGTTCTGCTAATATTGAGGCACACGCTTGGATACTAAAAAACAGAGCCATAAAGCGAGAACTTGAACTAATGGGTTTAATGATCGCACAAGAGGCCGAGAAGGACAATGTATCCGTTAATGACCTGCTTGACAATGTACAACAGCGAGTTAACGCAATGACTACAAGCTTTGAACAGGTTAAACCTGAGCGACTTGGTACAATTATGAATCGTGAACTTGCAGAACGTAGCACACGAGAAGGCGGTATGATGGGAGTACCGACAGGACTACACAAATGGGACAAAGCAATCGGAGGACTATATACAGGAGTTCACGTGGTTGCAGCACGTCCTGCGATGGGAAAGACAGCGTTTGCGGTTAGTATTGCAGTCAATGCTTGCAGGGAGTTGCCTGTTTGCTTTTGGAGTGGCGAAATGATTAGGGACAAGATAGCACTACGTGTAGAGTCTTATCTAAGCGGTATACAGACAGAGCGTTTAAGACTTAATCGCATTAATGACTCTGAGCGTATAAAGTACGACCAAGCACACAATACAATGCAGGACTTAGACTTTGAGGTTGACGATACGCCAAGCATTAACTTTGCACAGCTACGGATTAAGTGCTTAAAGTGGAAGGCTAAATACGGCAAGTTTATTCTTGTAATGGATTACCTTGGACTTATGGACGATGGTGGAGACGAGTACAGAGGTGTAACACAGAACTCTAAAAACATACACGCAATGGCCAACGAGTTAGACATACCAATTGTGTTGCTGCATCAATTAAGTCGAAGCGTTGAGTCAAGACCTGATAAAGTGCCGCAGCTTAGTGACTTGCGTGCATCAGGTGGTATTGAGCAGGACGCTGATACAGTAACCTTTTTATATCGACCTGAGTATTATGAATTGATGGAAGACCCAATACGAGGTGGAGAGACTGAGAAAGGCAAGGCATACGGCATAATTAAGAAAAACCGAGAAGGCGAGTGTTTAGTTTGTGACTTGCGTTTTGTCGGCCAAAGTAGTCGTTACGATAATTGGGATGTTGACAATGGGGACTTTACGCCATTTTAAAATTTAGTAAATTAGGGATATGCTTGACACTTATGAAACAATAGCAGAGGGATACTTACACTTATTTGAGAAACGAGTCTGTGAGTACTTGGTTACAGGAAACATAAACGCATTACGAGATGCGCACGATGAGTTGTTTGGCTTAGAAGTCGATAAGACTTACTTTGAATGGTCACGACTTGAGGATTACGTTAAAGTTGTTGGTGAGTTGCTGTATGCATTTGACTCTAAGAATGAGAAGATTCTTAAGATGAAGCAATCTCAGTTGCTTAAATTTTACAACAATGTATAAGTATAGCGAAAAGAGAAACACCTTGACCTGCATCTGTGGCAAATGGAAATGCAACACGGCAGAGAAAGGTATACAGATATGCGATTGTGGTAAGTTCACTTACACATACGCAACAAGACCCCACAGTTGTGGGTGCAGGGGTAAAATGGAGGACGTGAAGAGCGTTAGTTATGATAAAGTAAAAGATTATTTATGAACAAGCAGTTATTATTAGGAAGGGTTGGACAACAACCGGAGATCGTTGATGCAAATACGACAATTTGCAAGTTTAGTGTTGCAACGTCAGAGCGTTGGACTAAGAACGGAGAAAAGCAGGAACGCACAGATTGGCACAACATCGTAGCGTATGGCAAGACGGCCGAGACATTACACAAGTACGTTAACAAAGGCGACCAAATCTACATTGAAGGAAAGACTCGACATCGTAAATACCAAGACAAAAACGGAATTGACCGTTATGCCGTAGACGTAGAGGTTAGTAGCTTTGAGTTTGTTGGCAGTAGCAAGTCAGAGTCAAAGACAGAGACTGTTGCTGACACAGGTTATGACGATAAACTACCGTTCTAATGGGACTGCGACAGAAAATTAAGGACGCTGTGCCGCAAGACATTGACCACGCTCTTGTAGTGTACGTCAATCGCAAAGGCGTAGTCACGGCAGGAATGCACGGTGATGCTAACAAGTGTGCCGAGGGTTTACTTGCATTGATGAAGAACGATGAGGTGGTGGAGAAAATACTCACAGCAGTCGTTAAAACTTATGCGGAGTCAGAAGGAGCTGTTTGAGTTTGTTTGGGCAACACGTGACCACGTAAGCGAGGTATCAGGTAAGCCGTTATTACCACGCCATCATTATCAATGGCATTGGCAATTTGCACACATACTAAGCAAAGGACAATATCCTTCGTTTAAACTAAACCCTGACAACATTATGCTAATGCTGCCTGAAGAACACGAGCAGCAAGAGCGATATGATTTATTTAATGAACGCAAAGCAGCGTTGAAGCAACAGTATTATGAAGATAAGAATTGACATAGAGTACAATGGAGAAATGACCACCTTGTTTTGTCGAGGCACAGAAGTGAACGAGTTGAGCAAGATGATTAGAGGAGGCAGAGACACAGGTTTTTTTTACGTTAACCCTAACGGCAGCGTGGTGTTAATTGGTAGCGATGTAATTAATGGTGGCATTATAACCGTTTGTGAAGCGTAAACAATTTTATTTATTTTTAGATTATGGTAGTATTATATCAAGGATGCACAGGAGACAATGTGCGAGTTATCCAAGAAGCACTTGGAATTGACGTTGACGGCATATTTGGGCCGATCACAGAACACTTCGTAAAGGAGTATCAAAAGAACAAAGGACTATGGCCTGACGGCATTGTTGGGCCTAAGACGTGGACAATGTTGCAGCTTGCAACCACAGACAAACAAGAGGCGGATTCACAGCCTGAACACTTTTTAGACTTAGACATTAGAAATCACTACCTGCCAAAAGGCGAATACTTGGAGGGGCCTACAAAAAAGGAGTACGTGTTTCTGCATCACACGGCAGGTTGGCACAATCCTTACAAGTGCATTGATAATTGGGGACGTGATAATCGAGGACGTATTGCAACTGAGTTTGTTATTGGTGGGCCGTCTATCTTCAACACAGACTTTGAATATGATGGCGAAATTGTAAAGTGTATACCTGATGGAGGTTATGCTTGGCACTTAGGCAAGAACGGCAATCAATCAATGCACACGGATAGTGTAGGCATCGAGGTGTGCAATTTTAGTTACATAAAAGACGGCAAATGCTATGCAGGGCACAAAGTTCACGAGGAGCAGATTGTAAAGCTTGACAAGGCGTTTAAAAATAAGCAGTATTGGCACAGATACAGCGACAAGCAACTCAACGCACTAAAGCACTTGATTGAGTTTATAGGTAACAGAGACAACATTGACGTTAGGAAGGGATTACCTGAACTCGTAAAGGAGAAAGGTGCAGCGGCATTTGAGTGGAATGTAGATGCGTACTACGGTAGAGTTAAAGGACTATGGACACACAGCAACACTAACAAGTACAAAAGCGATATGTTTCCACAGCAGGAGTTGCTTGATATGCTATGCGATTTGTAGCATTCTCTATAATACCTGCATTTATCTACAATTTTTGACTATGATAGACGTACTACTTCTTACAATAGGATTAAGCATTATACTATGGCTAATTATTATGGAATGGTCTTGATGCTCTTTTGGGCATTGACTACAAAAGCACAGATACACTACAGGCCTGTTAGTTTACCTGACACGGCAACGCTACACCTTACAGAAATCCACTATCCTGTGGACGGTGTATTGGTTAGTGGACACGGATGGAGAAACGGCCGTATACATCACGGACTTGATATATCACACAACAACAGAGATACGGTACGCAGTTCGTGGTTAGGGCGTGTTAGATACGCAAAGAAAGGATATAACGGAGGATATGGTTACCTTGTGATTGTAACGCACCTGAACGGCTTAGAAACGTATTACGCACATCTCAGGGAGTTACTTGTTGAGGAAGGCGATTGGATTCCGCAAGGCTGTGCGGTAGGTATTGTAGGCAGTACAGGCAACTCGTTAGGGCCACACCTACATTACGAGGTACGTTATCAGGGTTTGTCAATTGATCCTGAAGACGTTGTTGACAAGAACACTATACACTTACACAGAAGCGGTAATATATTTAAGGTACGATGAAGAGTAAAATAATGAAGTTGTCTGCGATTAAGCAGAATCCAAACAACCCAAGAAGCATAAACAAGGACAAGTTTGCCAAGTTGGTCAAGTCGATTGAGGAGTTTCCTCGTATGCTTGAACTGCGACCTATTGTGCTAAACAAGGACAACATCGTGTTAGGTGGCAATATGCGACTAAAGGCGTGTAAGCAAATAGGACTAACCGAAGTTCCTGTTGTGTACGCTGATGACCTAACAGAAGAAGAACAGCGGCAGTTTATTATCAAGGATAACGTAGGATTTGGTGATTGGGATTGGGAATTGCTTGCAAACGAGTGGGATGTTAGCGACTTAAATGATTGGGGATTAGATGTGCCACAAGTAGGCGAGGCGTTTGAAGCCTTAGATGAGGAGCAAGAAAAACAATCAACAATAAAGATTACCTTTGAGAGTGCAGAGCAATTACAGAAGGCAGAGGTTGACATACAAGAACTGATTGACCGAAAGTATAGCGGTGCGTACTTCGTAACAACAGCAATATGACAAAAAGTGACATCAACAAAAAGGCAATGGTGGAGGCAATGGAGAAGTCTTTGGGCATTGTAACAAGTGCTTGCAAGGCTGTCGGCATTAGCAGAGAAACACACTACCGATGGATGCGAGAAGACAAAGACTACAAGTCAGCCATTGAAGATATTAACGACATTGCATTGGACTTTGCAGAGTCGAGCCTACACAAACAGATTAAGGACGGCAATACAACGGCTACGATTTTCTACCTAAAAACCAAAGGCAAGAAGCGAGGGTATATTGAACGCCAAGAAATTGAGAACACAGGAGAGCCTCAGATTGTGATACAACCAATGTCACAGATTGCAATGGACGTACTGCATAACATTTGAAAACAACATCAGCATTTGGGCAAGTAGGCGAGGCAATACAGGACGATGGCCGTATTGTTATCGTACAAGGCGGAACGTCAGCAGGTAAGACGTATGCAGTCCTGCAATACCTAATCTTAGCAGCACACAAGAACAGTTTGGAAGGATTGATAAGCATCGTATCGGAGTCATTGCCACATCTAAGGCGTGGTGCAATGCGTGACTTCTTTACCATTCTAACGTCTAACGATATGTATCGTGAACGGCAACACAACAAGTCAAGCCATACCTACAACATCAAGAAAGCAACCTTTGAGTTCTTTAGTGCTGATCAAGGCGATAAGTTAAGAGGTGCAAGGCGTGACTATCTGTTTATTAATGAGGCTAACAATATAGGATACGAGGCGTGGAGTGAGTTGTTTATTAGAACAAGGAAGTGGTCAATCATTGACTTTAATCCTGTTGCTGAGTTTTGGGCGCACACGGAGATACTTGGACATCCTGAGGAGGAGTTCAGGGATAAAGTGCGATTTGTCAAACTAAACTACACACACAATGAAGCACTTGACCAAGTGACAATTGACAACATCGAGAGTAGAAAGCACGACAAAGATTGGTTTAAGGTGTATGGACTTGGCGAAGTAGGCACGCCGACAGGCGTTATATTTCCTCCATCTGTATGGTCGATTGGTGACTTGCCTGAGAACGCAAGGTATATATGTTCAGGTATGGACTTTGGAGAATCTAACCCAACAACACTTATCGACCTATGGCAGCACGATGGTATTGACTACTATGACGAGATACATTATGAAGCAGGCTTTGGGTTTGACAAGTTGATGGCTGTAATTCGTGCAGGAGATGTAAGGCGTATGGTTGTGGCTGACCCTTCACACGAGACGGTTATCCGTCAGTTAGGACAGCACGGTGTTCAGATAATGGGAGTCAAGAAGTTCAGAGGCTCAGTTGATGGTGGACTTGCTATGATGAAGGCAAAGCCGTTTGTTGTAACTAAGAGGTCAA